AACAGGTGATGTAGATACTGTTGGAAGTGGACATATATTTTTTCAAACACCAGCACAATCAAGTTTTATAACTACTACAGAAAGTACATTTATAACTGAAGATAGTTCAAACACACAAAGAATTTTAGGTTTTGCTTCAAGAGATACAGAAGAAGCAAATAATGGTTTTAAAATATCTGTGACTGGAGATACAATTTCAGGCAGTTACGCTTTATATGGAGTTAATGAATAATGAAAAAATTAGTTAATGGAGTTTATATTGATATGACAGCAGAAGAAATTTCTGCAAAACAAATTGAAGAAAAAGCATGGTTAGAAGAACAAAATGCTGAAGAATGGAAAAGAAACAGACAAGCAGAATACCCATCACATGAAGAATGTATCCACGCACTATTAGATGGTGGTGATACGCTTACAGAATTACAAGCTAAACGAACAGCTACTAAAAATAAATATCCAAAACCAGGAGCATAGACCATGTACTTCGGTGCAACGGCTTTCTCTGAAGCAGCCTTTGCTTCACAAGGTATTCCTCCATACGCATTTGTAGAAGTCAATGGATCACGGATCAATACTAGTACAGGCACAGTTGGAGTTACCGCTGATGCTAACTTCGGTGTAACAGGAAATAGATTTAACGTCTCAACAGGCACAGTTGGTATTGCAATCAATGTAGATGTTCCGTTAACCGGTAATCAATTTAATTTAAACACAGGCACAGTTGGTATTACTGCTGATGCAAACGTTGGTGTTACAGGACAACGAGTTAATTTCACTGTTGGTAATGTAACTATTACTGCTGATGCAAATGTCAGTATAGACGGTAATCAAATTAGTATTACAACCGGTAATCCAACTATTGTTGCAAATGCATTGGTTGCTCTTACAGGATCAAGAGTTAATTTATCAATCGGTAATGCTGAAAGTAAAGTTAATATCACAGTTCCTGTCACTGGAAACAGAGCAAATGTATCTCTTGGTAATGTAACAACTACTGCAGCGGCAGTTGTTTTACCAGATGGATCACAAGCAAATATTGGTACAGGAGATGTAACTATTTCTGCTGATGCAAACTTCTCTGTTACTGGATCAAGAGCTAATTTAACAATCGGTAATGCAGTTGCAAAAGCAAATGCAGTGGTTAGTGTTACAGGAAAACAATCTAATCTTGCAACAGGAACAGTAACAATTACTGCTGCGGCGACCGCTTTACCTGCAGGAAGTCAATTAAATATTGGAACATCTGGTGTTAACATTAAACAATGGGATGGTATACTACCAGGAGTAGATCAAACTTGGACAAGGATACAAACCCCGTAAGGATATATTATGTTATTTGGATCAACATCATTTTCAGCAGCACCTTTTTCAAGTCCTTTCATACAGGATTTAAACATAGCTGTAACAGGAAACAGGTTAAATATTTCAGTTGGTAATACTACTATTGCTTTTCCTATAACAGTTCCTGTAACAGGTAATCAAATAAACCTTGCAAATAGCACTGTAAGTGTGATATCATGGAACCCAATACCACCAGGAGTAAATCAAGTTTGGGTACCGATAGACCCGGACGCATAGGAGAATTATGGCATCAAGTACATCAACAGATTTAAAATTAGAGCTTATAACTACAGGGGAAAAATCAGGAACCTGGGGTACAATTACAAACACAAACTTACAAATTTTAGAACAAGCAGCTAGTGGTTATTTATCACTTGCAGTAGGTTCGGGAGACGTTGCTTTATCTTTAGCTAATCATGCAACAGCAAATGGTAAAAATTTATACTATAAATTAACAGGGACACTAACTGCTAATAGAACAGTTACTATGCCTGATGGGGCTGAAAGAGTTTTTATTGTAGAAGATGCAACAGCGAGATCATCATCTAATTATACACTAACAGTTAAAACAGTTTCAGGAACAGGTCTTGCTTTACCTATTGGATCAACTACAGTTTTATATTCTGATGGAACAAATATTACAGGTAAGCTACAGACTAAAGGATATTATACACCTTCAGCTACTTATACAGCAGTTAATGGTGATCAATTATTAATAAACACTTCAGGGTCTGGTATTGGTACACCTGTTACTATCAATTTACCTGCATCACCTGCAATAGGAAACGAAGTACATTTTATAGATAGCGGTAATAGTTTTGCATCTAACAATTTAACAATCGGTAGAAACAGTTCCAATATTTTAGGTGCTGCTTCAGATTTAGTAGTAAGTGTCAATGGTTCTGCCTTTACTTTAGTCTATGTTAATGCAACTAGAGGCTGGATCTATAAAGATAACATATAGGAGCACGGACCATGGCTCTAATTGATTTTAAAGTCCTACCAGGAATAGATAAACAAGACACCACATCTGGTGCAGAAAACAGATGGGTTGATTGTGATAACACAAGATTTAGATATGGCCTACCTGAGAAAGTAGGTGGTTGGTCATCATTAGTTACAGATACAATTGTAGGTGTTGCAAGAAGACAGTTTGCATTTGTTGATTTAGATGGAAATAGGTACGTGGCTCTTGGAACAGATAAGTTTTTAATTATTTATTTTGAAGGTCAATTATATGACATTACACCTTTAAAAGCTACTTTATCTTCTTGTACTATTGCAACAACTAACAACTCAGCTATTTGTTCTATAACAAAATCTAATCATGGTTTATCTGCTGGGGACATTGTATTATTAGATAACGTAACTTTACCAGTTGGTACGGGTTATTCTAATTCTGATTTTGAAGATAAATTATTTCAAGTAACGAGTATTACAAGTTCAAGTATATTTACAATCACACAATCAAGTAATGCAACAGCAACTGTCTCAACAGGTGGAAGTTTAGAAGTTAAACCTTATGAACAAGTCGGTCCTGCAGAACAATCTTATGGTTATGGTTGGGGTATTGACTCATGGGGATCAGGTAATTGGGGAGAAGCAGCTTCTGCATCTGACGTATCACTTGAACCAGGTCTATGGTCATTAAGTAATTTTGGTCAGGTGTTAGTTGCAACGATTGCAAATGGTAAAACATTTACTTGGAATGCAGGTATAGCTGCAAGACTAACAACACGTGCATCAACAACTACATCTGGTTTTTCTACATCAGCTAATCCAACAGCAACAAGAGTTACATTAGTATCCCCTACAACACGTCACTTAATTCATTTAGGTACAGAAACAACTATTGGAGATACATCAACACAAGATGATATGTTTATAAGATTCTCGGATCAAGAAGATATAAATGATTACACACCAACAGCAATTAATAGTGCTGGTACACAAAGATTACAAGATGGTACAAAAATTATAGGAGCTTTAAAAGCTAAAGAAACTATTCTAGTTTGGACAGACAATGCTTTATATACCATGAAATTTATTGGTTCACCTTTTACATTTGGATTCGAGCAAGTTGGTACTAACTGTGGATTGATTGGTAAAAATGCAGCTGTTGAAATAGATGGTGCTGCGTTTTGGATGAGTCCAAATGGTTTCTTTATGTTTGATGGTACAGTTAAATCTTTACCATGTAGTGTTGAAGATTATGTTTATGATCAAGCAGATACTACAAAAGGACAACAAATTTATGCTGGATTAAATAATCAATTTACAGAAGTTGTTTGGTATTATCCATCAACAAGCTCAGATTATAATGATCAGTATGTAGTGTTTAATTATGGAGAACCTATGAAAGGTGGTGTTTGGTATATTGGAACAGAATCTAGAACATCTTGGATTGATGCTAGTGTATATCCTAAACCATCTGCTACTAAATTTAATGACTCAGCTACAGGTACTTTTCCTGTTATTGTTGGAGAATCAGGTTTGGGTCAAACAACTTTATTTGAACATGAAGTAGGAACTGATCAAGTTAATCCTGATGGTAGCACAACAACGGTTACATCATTTGTAAAATCATACGACTTTGATTTACAAGCTAAACAAAAAGATGCACAAGGTAAATCAAGTGGTCCAACTATCTCAGGTGAAGTATTTTTAGCTATGAGAAGATTTGTACCAGACTTTAAAGATTTACAAGGTAATGCAAAAGTAACTCTTGCTGTTAAACGTTATCCTCAACAATCAGATACCGTTACGTCTTTAAGTCCCTTTACAATTAACTCTAGCACTGATAAAAAGGATACTAGGGCCAGAGGAAGATTTGTTAACATTAAGATAGAAAACACTGATGTTAGTGAGTCTTGGCGTTTTGGAACTTTAAGAATAGATGTACAACCAGATGGACGTAGATAATGGCTAAAGTAGTAGTAAGATTACCAGAACCAAAAGAAGAATACGATTTCTCAAATCAAAAACAAATTAACAGAGCTATTACTATAATAGTTGAACAATTAAACTCTACATTTTTAAATGATTTAAAACAAGAAACAGAAAGATTTACTTGGTTTAAATCAGGAAATTAATATGGCAAATATATATAAAAACGCTAACTTTGATCTAACTACAACTAATGTAACAGATGTCTATACTGTGCCTTCTAACTCTAGAGCTATAATACAGAACATACACACAGCTAATGTTGGGGGTGGAAACACTGAAATAAAAGCTTTTTTATATGATAATTCAGCAACAACTGCTTTTCAATTTGCTGAACATACTGTAAACTCAGGAGATTCTAAGTCTATCTCTGATGGCTCAATTGTGTTAGAAGAGAATGATAAACTACAACTACAAGCAGCAAGTGCTAATATATTTGAAGGCACTTGTGCAATATTAGAAATAAACAGGGATTAAATTATGGCATTTAAAGAAGAAGGATCAGTAAATTACACAATGATAAACGGTAAAAAAGTACCGGTTGTTAAATGTGAAACTGAAGTAGTATTAAGAAACACTAGAACTAATGTAGAGTATAACTCGGATCAAGAAGCTGAAAATGATATAGCAGATTCAAACACTCCTACAATCAGAGAAGAGATTACAAGATCATTAAAAATTAAAGTAGCAGCAATGCCACCATTAGGAGCAGCGTCAGAGTAATGGCAATAACAAACGCACA